AGGGCTGTACTCTTGCCGTAGACGCTCTCTGAGGGCCAGTATGGCTGTTCTGTCTACTGTCTCCCAGGGGACATGGTTTGGGCTCTCAAATCCAAGGCACGAGGCGATGGTGCGGAGGGCGCTGGCCTGGGCTGGCCGAGAGCCTGGGGCAAGGCTCGCCAGGTACAGGCATGCGCTCCGGTCATCGTTCTGCTGTATCAAACTGCGTTCCATAGATCAAACCTCCGTTTCTCCATTTGCAAGTATCCGCCACCCCTTTGGGGTGATTTGAGGAGGATACTTAAAGATTCTATTTTGAGACCCCTCTGTTCTACTGAGTAGAACCTGCAAGTATCCTCCGCTAATGCGTATAGGATCCGAACGGCGAGGAGATCGACGCACTGCATCATGGTGACACCCACCTTGACAGAACCCTGTTCTGATGACCATAATAGGAAAGGAAGGGAGGGCTCCCATGTACGACCGTTCGGCGTACCTCAGAGAGAAGTACGACATCACCGTCGAGGACTACGACGCCATGCTCACCGCCCAAGGTGGGGTCTGCGCCGTCTGTGGTCAACCACCTGGGGATTCCCGGCTCGTGGTGGACCACTGCCACCGGCACGCCAAGAAGCATGGCAAGCGCGCCAGCGTCAGGGGCCTCGTCCACGGCTACCCGTGCAACTACATCTTGCTCCGCAAGGGGTTCGATCCGGCCATCCTTGAGGGAGCAGCCCGGTATCTCCGCAAGCCACCGGCCCCCGCCGTCCTTGGAGAAGGGCCGATCCCGCCGCCCGCCCGCTCTTGCGGAACCACCGACCGCCGAGCCCCGGCCCTGATACTGGAGGACTAGATGACCCCAGATCTCAGGGCCAAGACACGCCGGGAAGCCCCTCTTCACCAGTTCTCGGCCATGCTCAAGCAACTCCAGGGAGTCGCTCCCCGCACAGCAGATACGTACCTCGAAGGTGAGGCCGCAATTCGAGGCTGGTTTGGGGCTCACGGGTTCACAGGGAGGGACGGGCACTCGCCCCCCGCCTGGCGAACCCTCTGTGATTGGAACCTGGAGAGCGGAGGGATGATGATCCATCACCCTCTCCACCCTCACTACGGAACCGTATGGACTACGCACTTTCGTCTCCTTTCCTGGTGCTTCTGTGTGCTTCCGATTCTACGTGGTCCCCGGTGGAGCAAGCATCGGGCACCGCTTGACCCTCAAGAGGCGCGTGACTTCTGGCGTCGGTTTGCTCGTCAGAATACCAACATGCCAGAGCGCAAGCCGAAAAGCAGGTCCGGCAACTGAGACAGTAAGCCTCTCGTGCTTCCTCACATCCTGGGCCATGCACGGCACAGATGTGTGCCATACTGTCAGGTCGCGGGAAGCGCGGACCATACTCCTGCTGGGGCCGCTTACGCATTCGCCTGCACCTCATCCTCCGACGCTTTACGGGAATGGACATCGCCGTCACTCATCCCTGCGTACTCAACCAACCCATCCTCAATGGCGTTCCGTTCCGCCCTGATCCGGGGCTCCGGTCGCCTTGTCTTGCGGTTGACCCGATACTCGTCGCTTCGATACGTCCTACTCATTACGATCCTCCTCATGTACCACAGCAGAGCCATGCGCCCTGTACTGCGGGTGCGTGTAACCCTTGACCTTGCCGCCCTTGAACCCCTCCCCCCGCCTCATCCTCGGCCACGGGTAGATCCAGTACCTCATGTTGACGATACACCCCTCGTCCTTCGCCGTAGCAAATGCCCTGGTGAGTGGCGTGCTCTTGTTGACGTACTCGTCTGCCAGGAACACGTTAGCGTTAGGGTGCTTCTCCTTGTTGGTCATATCTTACCCTATCACGGTTGCGTCAAGATGTCAAGCGCGATGTCGAGGGCACCGATCGTGTTCGCCATGTCGTCCTCTTCGATCTCGGACATCGGACGATAATCCGGTCTGTTACGTATCACGCGGACCCTCTCGATCAGATCACCGATGTCCAGTTCCAACCTGGTGTACTCCTTGCCTATACCTTCCGGCATGTCGTCCAGCACTTCTCGTGTGAATCTAGGTGACATTTTCCTCTCCCTTTACGCACCGTGTCTTGGCATACCATCTAGCCCGGTGCTCCGGCTCTATGGCACTCGCCATGTCATCCCGCCATACCTGGCAGACGATCTCCGACGAGAAAGCCTGAGTCATCCCGATCCAGCCCACGCCTGGCACGAACTGATCGACGTACCAGACGAGGGCCAGCAGGCACAGCATCCTACCCAGCATACCGCTCTTTGTCCTCTTCGTCATAGTCGATCTCGGCTGGCTCGCGCTCCAGTGGCGGCAAGGCCAGATGGTATCCGTCGTAGTGCCGGTTGACGTGTCCGACGTACTCGTTGACGAGCCGGTCATCCCATAGCCCTCCAGTGGAGTAGCCACGCGCCATGCACGCATCTACCGGGAGCGGATCGTCCTCACACATGCGCTGCAATTCCCATTCCAGTTCGTCCTTGCTCATATCCTCCAGTCGCTTGACCTTGCGCGTGACGCCCGTGGTCGTGTTTATTACCTCTTGGATCTCAGTGTCCTTTGGATTGACCGGGGCGTACTTGTTGGCACCCCTACTGCGAACCTTGTAGGTCTTGACACTTCCACCGCTGCGGCTATTGCGGTAGCTTTCGCTAACGCTACAGTTGCCGTATGACTTCCAGGTGCGCCGCACCCCGGCACTGACTTTCAGCCTACCGCACCGTCGCAGTTCGCCATTGCGGAGAACATAGAGTTTGCCCATCCCCAGCTTGACCATGGTGTACTCCAGTCCCGCCATGACCAGGGCCTCCCTTAGATGGTGGTCGTCGCTTGACCAGACGAACCCGCCCTTCTTGAGACGCGCCAGGGCCAGTTGACCGCCGCAAAAGCGCCCCATATACACATCGCCAGGTGTCCGCGTGTCGGTGTATACGACTGCGCCGTATCCCTCGATCTCGTCCAGTGGCAAACCCTTTGCGATATGCTCGATCAGGTGCTCGCTGTCAACCACCGCCATTCGATCATCATACACCATGTCAAGTTCCCAAGAGTTGTAGATCACCCCGTTGTGTGCGCCCGTCACCGTGTCGAACGTGAATGGGTGACTATTCGACTCAATCACGCTCCCCTGAGTGGCAAACCGCGTATGCGCCAGTAGGGTCTTATACTTCGCGAACATGGGGCCTGGCATGGAGATTGCCATGTGGCCTAAGCCCTTCTTGATCTCTCCTTCTGGCGTCCAATAACCCCACGAGTCGCCGCCTCTCGTGTCATTCTCCAAGGCAAGTATCGTAGCGATTACCGCACGCTCTGCCTTGCTGCATCCCGTCCTGTAGAATCCGTAAAGTCCGCACATGTTATGTCGTCCTCCTTTCGTGTTCTTTCGCTTTCCTCATCCTATCACGAGGGCTGATCTGAGTCAAGCGTCCGTTCCGCTTCAGGGTAAGGCCAAAGCGTCTGAGGTTGAGTATGCCAAAGCGTGCCAGGTCTCGGTCGCTCGTGTAGCCTAGCGCTCGCGCACGTTCCATTCCTTCCTCCATGGCGTTCATGGCTGCTACCTGATTCGAGAATCTACGTGCCATTCGCTTTGTCATACGCTTTACTCCTTGTCCCCGTACTTCTGCCAACGGTCGTCCAGATATCGGCGCGTCTCTTTGCTCCGAGCTATCTTTCGCAGCCAACGCTTTGCACCCTTCTTTGTGAGGTTTGCCGCCTTGGCCGTGATCTTGCTTTCTGCTGTGGCAAGTGCGTAGTCGAGTATGTCTGCCCAAAGCATAGCCCATGCCTTGATCTTGCGTGCGCTAACCGTGCCAGTATGCAACCTGCATTCCACCGTTCCCCGGTACAGCCAGCTATGCAAATTCAGGGCCATATAGCGTGCGCCATCGTACTTGTCCTGGCGTCTGCAACGGATTCCCCTACCTCGGTCCGCATGCGGATTCTCACGGTATATGTTTTCCAGTAGCTTTGACTTAGTATCACGCGGACGCTTTGCATCTTTCAGTCCGTTACTCAGCGTCTTTCCACATGGCGAACAGTATGTGTTCCGACGTCGGCTCTTTGGCTGAGTGTCCATGATCGCGGGTTCAAGCGCCGCGTACAGTGCTATGAGCCTCCGCATGTCATAGTGAGTATAGTCCCGTGCGTCAATGTGAATGTGCAGACCGCAATCGGTACTGACATATGCCTTGTCATCTTTCAGAGCAAGCCCTATAGCGTCGATCATGTCGCACAGCTTGTCACCGCTCGCGGGACTAGTCACTATCTCGATTCCGCCGCAGCCTAAGCTACCGTCGTGAACGATGGACCCAGACCAGGAATCTACTGCATCTGCTATGTTGTACCCTTCGCCAGAATACCCATCAACCTCTATCTCGCATCCGACATAGCGTTTGCTTTTGTTGCGCTTTCGCTCTGTGCGCTTTGCTGTGAAGAAATGCGTGCCGTTCGTCCTGAAAATACCGTCCCTAGTGGAGCACGAGCAGCATTCGCTACAGTATCCGCAACTGTAACACACATCGTCTCTGCTGAAGCGTTCGCCGCAGCGGTCGCAGTATGTGCAATCACAGCAGTCCTCACAGCAATCACATGTGCCGCACACATACTCAACCCGCTCTCCGCAATGATTGCACACATAGCATGTGCAGCAGCCTGATCTACCGCGAGCGCTACAGCATTTGCCGCAGCCAGGGCACAGTTCGAAGTCACCCTTTTCACCGCAGCATTCACAGTAGACGCATTCACAGCAGCCCTCACAGCATTTGCAGTGCTCGCAGCAGTCGGTATCAGGGATCTGCTCATCGCATTCATCACAGCATGGGCATTGGCACTTGCCGTCCTCATCACTGTGCGGCTCATCGCAATGAGGGCAGCATTCGATGTCGCCGGGATTTGTCAACTCATACGCCATGTTCTGTCCTTTCTGGAGTTCTGAAGCACTCCACAAGGGGTCCGCTTACGCAGACCCTATGCGCGGCGCTTTGTCACTCGATCACGTACAGGGGATCTATGCCATCTGCAATGTTATTGAATCGGCATGCGGTGTCATAGTGGCACCCATAGCACACGCCATTCGGACCGCACCCAGTTGCGTCTCCACATGGAGTAAGGTCCAGCACAGCAGGATCTATGTCATCTAGCAGGAATCCCGCTCGCTCGTGGCCCCTGTGAATGTAAGAGGCAAACTCTTTGTCGATTGCGAGAGCTTTTAGCACGTTACCCTCTCTGCTGTAGACTATGACGTATGCTACGATGTCCTCTCTGTCTGCGTTGTCTATGTTGAACCTCATATCACACTCCCTTTGGTTCGCTGTGACACTTGCCACAGTTGGCCTCATTGCATCCTGCACATGGGGATACGATTGCCTTTTCGTCGCGCTCGACCTTCAGAGCGATGTTCACGACGTCATCACCGCTCGCTCCATTCTCCATGGCCTCTGCTGCCACGAACGCTATGCTATTCTCCTTGCGACCCAGGAAATCAGTCCATATGGCCTCTGCTGTGCGTCCGGCTATCGACGCAAGCCCAATGCGACCTTCCAGGGCATGATCTGCGGCTTCTGCGTAGTAGCCTGCCATGCGCTCTGCTGCCTCACGACGTCTCTCGATGTACCCCATGCTTCTCTCCTTGTCGTTTGCGTAGTCGCCGCAAGATTCGTGCTACGGCTTTTGCGGTATGACCCGCTTTGCTGAGTGTCCTAGCGACTCTTTGCTCAGATGACATGGCGACCGCTCCCTGCTATCACATCCAAGAAGCACACAGGCTTCCCAGTGGCGCATGCTTTGGCGCTTGCCAGTATGCACATCGGAATCACTGACCAACCCCATCCTTGAACCACCAGTATCGGATGCTGTAGCACATGACGTAGAGTGATCGTTCCTACCATCTGCTTTGCTCCTTGCGTCGTCGCTAAACTCACCGGGGAGAGAAGCACAGACCGTGCCAGTGGGCTAAGTACCTGATTTTGTTCGAAATAACGCAGACCGCACAGCGTAAAAACCGTCGCATTTTTGCCGGATCGTTGCAATTTTGCCGGTATCTTCTGCTTGCCGCGTCTGTCCGCGCCGGTACGTGAGGACACCTTCAGGTCGTCGCGCTCGGTCCGCGCTCGGTCCGCGCTCGGTCGTCGCGGCACAGTACCGTCATTCTATGCCGCGCACGCGCCGCGCACGCACGCACGCGCTCGCGCACGTTCGCGCATTAAGAGGTTGCAACTTGCTTGACGCAAAAGCCGAGTGTTTTCGCAGACTTAGGCCCCACGCTGTGCGCTTTTGCAAGTCACAGGCTGTGCGGTTTGCTGTGTTCCATGGCCTTGTCGAACAACGTTTGCCAAACACCGTTTCACTATGCTGTTTGCCATGCCGAGGGGGGTGTCAGTGTGTCGCGTGAGCCCCAGCGTTCTTTACCTGGTGCAACTGACGAGAAAAAATCCTACGTGAGACCAAACAGCGGTTGACAAACACCGTTTATGTGTCCATAATAAGAAGAGTGGGGGATAGAAGCAAAGCAGTCGCAAAGCGGGGGGCGACGGCTGTGGCCGTTCCCTCTGAGAACCTACCTACCGGGTATCATCCCGAAGAACTCGACCAGACCATTCAGAAGTTCATCGCCGTTGCGGAGGTCAACATCCGTCACGCTCAGAGGCTATCGAAGCGTGTAGAGGATGCCCTTGCAGCCCTGGACGATGGGAAGGCCGAGGACCCCGTTGAGCACGCGAACAAGATGACGATCATCTGGGAACGGCTTGCCAAGACCGGCATGGCCCTGGTGAAGTCTACCGACGAGTTGACACGACTCCGCTCCTTCGTGGCGGGCGGGCCGGATTCGAGACCAGATCTCACAGTCAAGGGGGAGCTACAACTCAGGACGATCGTTCTAGCCGCCGTCAAGCAGCTTGGGAAAGAAGCTGTCATGGAGGTATTTGCCGATGATGGAGTGTGATAAATGTGGCCCCCCATCATTGTCTGTGGGTTCCTCACAGGCATGTTGGCTTGGTCACTGATTCTGATTCATCGAGAAGCGCGGAGGGAAAGGGAAAGAAACAAGAATGGCAAACACAGGAACTATCAGACTGACAGGGACCGTTACAGGGCAGGCGTCCGGCGACAAGAACTTAGCAGCAGAGTGGGACCTCACCGCCGCAGTTGTGGATGTAAACACTGTGAGCCTGGCCTCTGGAGATAACACGATCACGGTTCCGACTGGAGCGACTGTGATGCTGTTCATCCCGCCGACCAGCAACGCAGAGACCATAAAGATCAAAGGGGCTGCTGGGGATACCGGGTTCACCATCAGTCCTACCAAACCGACCGTGTTCACCTACGCGGCGGGAGCGATAATACTCAACGCGTCCGGTACAGTAGCCGGGTGCGAGATCAACTGGGCATAAGGAGACGAAATGAGCGCACCTACACTTCTGGAGAGAACTCCCCGCTGGGAGCACTGGCAGTTCCTCAATGGCGTGACTGCGGCGGATCTTGGTGACTGGATCGACACTGCGGACTTCGCAGAAGGCTCGATCACGATCACCATTGCAGTGACCGGGACGGTCCACGTCTGCGCACTGGACACTGAGGATCAACCTGCGGCAGCTACTAATGGGAACCAGGTCGGGGCGAACATCACCGCCAGTGAGACCTATTCGTGCGAGCATCTGCCCCGGTGGCTGAAGATCCGGTGTAGCGCGGCGGGCGGTGCGGTGTCGGCGCGAGGCGTGTTCCGTAGAGCCGTCTAGTGTACCTTCGCCACAACAGTTTCCGAGGCATGGACACTGTCTCTGGGGTCCAGCCGGTGATAGATGCGGCCCATTTCGAGATGCACCGCCAGTACGGGTTCGTTACCACCCTGGTGGATACCTCAATGGCGAATACGGAGTATATCGGTCTTGCGTTTACTACACCGGCTGCTCCGAAGCACGTCCACATGATGACGGCGTTCGCCACTAAGGCCGGGGCGTCTCTTCAGATAATCGAGGGTCCTACCCTGTCTGGTGGTACTGCGGCGACGGCGTACAACAGATGGCGGGACAGCACGAACGCAGCCGCCATCACGAACTTCAAGAAGTATGATAGCGCCGGAGGAGATTCAATCTCTGGCGGAACGGTCATCTGGGACCGATATGCCTGGTCGGATAAGAAGTCCACGGGTGTACTTGACAGGAATAGTGATGAACTCGTACTCAAAGCCGCAACCGTGTACGCGATCAAACTGACCGCTCTCGCGGATACGAATGCAGGCCACATCGAGATGAACTGGTACGAGTACAACGACGTATTGTAAGGAGACGAAATGGAACTGTACCCAAGCACACTAGGGACCGGCAAGGCGCTGATCTCTGGGACCCCTGCCGCGAACCAAGTGGCGTTTTGGTCTAGCACCACGGCTATCACTGGAGACGCCGGGATCACTTACACCGCCGCTGGTGGACTGGTGATCAACGAAGCAAGCGGAAGCGCAGTAGACCTTCGGGCAGAGGCAGAGACCATGCCTAACATGCTCTTCCTAGATGCGGACGTCCAGATGATCTTCATGAGCGATGCCGCGACAGGTGGGACGGTGGCGGCTCCGACTGGGGGCTGGATCGCCGGAACCATGCTAGTCCTCGACAACCGTTCGGCTTCTTCTGACGTCACTTACTTGTCGATCATGAGCGGTGCCAGTGGGTCAGGCGGGATTCATTTTGGGGACCCTGACGATCAGGACCGCACTGCTATCACTGTTAATCACGGTACGACTCCAGAGAACATGACCTTCACGGTCGGTACGAACAGCGCCCTGCAACTCAGCACCACCGAGGTCATCGTCAACCAGAACTCGTACACGGACATGGACTTCCGGTGCGAGAGCAACAACTTCGACCACCTTCTCTTTGTGGACTCAAGCCAGGACATAGTGTTTATCACTGATGCCACCGCCGCCCCCACAGCCCCCACTGGCGGGTACGTCACTGGCGGACTCTTGGTCCTACAGAACAACTCTGTCACTGGCGATAACGCCAATTCCAGTATCTACTTCGGAGACACAGACGATGTTGACGTTGGCTCCATGATTTACGACCATACGAACAACAGGTTCTTGTTTGCGACGGCTGCTAGTTCGGTCAATACGATCATAGACAGTAATGGATACCTCGGTGTTGGGGTAGACCCCACTCGTCCACTTCATGTGAAGAGTGATTGGGGGGCCACCACAACTATGAGTATCCATAACACGAGCACAGCAGACGGTCGTTGTGTCCTTGAGTATGTTGCCGACCGTTCAAGTACCGGAACATGGATCACTGGTATAGACCCGCTAGGAGGAGTCACCAAGGACTTCTACTTCCGTGATGGTACGAACAACGTATATGCCATGCGGATCAAGGATAGTGTCTGCAAGGTCTCGGTCGGCGGTGACGGGTTCGATCCAGCCGAGCAGCTTGCGATCAACACTCCGACCGACATCGGGGATTCCGTCCTGGGACTCCAGCAGGACGACACAGACGAGCCGTTCATTTCGTTCGACGGGACGAGTGAAGCAGGGAACACAAAGAGTTTGTCCAGTTGGACAAACGGAGCGACGTTGACCGGGTACGTGCGGGTTGACATCAACGGTACGGACTACTGGATGCCGTACTACACCGCGCCGACGTCGTAAAACCAAAAGGAGGGTAGTGATATGGGAAAGAACAAGAAGGTGACACCGATCAAGGCGCAGGCCGAGACCAAGGAGCGACCGCTTACGCTGACCGTCATGGTCATGCAAGGCTACCTCCTGGTGCAGCCGAACTTCGACATTCCTGCCGGGGCCACGATACAGGTTCTCCCGCAGAGCGGTACTCAGGTGGTCGGCAAGCAGCCTACTCCGAAGGTGGAGGTAAAGGAGGAAGAGAAGGTTGGTGAATGAAACGCCTTCTAGCCCTCACTGTCCTATCGCTGTGGGTCTGGGGAACTGCCCTTGTGTGCGCGGAGCCGTTCCTGGGGATACCAGAGTTCCCGTTCCCAACAGTAGTATGCCGGGAGCAGTTCGGCCTAATCGTGTGCCGTGCCCCTGGGCAACGGTTGCCGGTATGGGAGCCGTACTGCGAGGACAACGGTGCCTTTCCGCACCCGATATGCATACCAGCGCTTCGTGAGGTTTGATGAGCATTAGCCTGAGAGAAGCAGCCGAAGCCGCCGAGATCTTGATGGGCCGGATCGACTCCGACCCGATCAGGAACTCTGACGACTTCGGTAGCCAGGCCGACTTCCAAGAGTCGGACAAGGCCGAATGCTGGTTCTTTGGGGCCAACCGTTCGGGCAAGACCCATAGTCTCGCCAAGAAGATTGCGTGCCTGGCGCGCTTCGGACATCACAAGCCGTCCGACGCCCTGAGCCTCCCCCCAGGACCCCCCGCCTCCATCATCGTCGTCTCTGTAACGAACGACAACTCAAGAAACGTCGTCCAGCCCAAGTTGTTCAACAACGGCCTGGGGGTCTCCGAGACTCCGTTCATCCCTGACTCGGAGATCGAGAACTGGAATATTACGAATCAGATCCTATTTCTCAAGAACGGCTCGAAGATCATCTTCAAGTCGTGCCAGGAAGGCGCAACGAAGTTTGCCGGGTATCATGCGGACATGATCGCCTTTGATGAGCCGCCAGACGAGGACGTCTACAAAGAGTGTACGTTCCGCGTCGGTGGTGGCCGACGACTCTTGATCCGTGGCGCGGCGACTGTCTTGCCGCCTCCTGGGGAGCCTGGTGGCGTCTCGTGGATGTACAGGCGAAAGATCGCCCCGTGGATGCAGAACGGGCGTAACGCCAAGAGCAAGAACCTAGACATCTACTCGATGTCCATCTACGAGAACCCACTGATTCCTGACGAGGAACTTCGGCGGCTGGAGTCTATGTATCAGCCGGGGTCCCCGGAATACCTGATCCGAATGAAGGGGGTCCTGCTGGCGTCTATCGGCGGTGCCCCTGTCTACACGAACTTCATGCGGGAGTACCACATGAACCCCGACCTGGGGCCAGAGCACATTGTCCCGAACCTACCCCTGTGCCTCTGCTGCGACTTCAACCAGGAGAACGGGGTCTGGCTCGTTGGACAAAAGCACGGTCAGATCTTCAAAGTGTACGACGAGATCACTCTGGAGCGCTCAGACATCGCCAGCATGGTGTACGAGTTCCGTTCGCGGTATCCGCAGCACCAGGCCGAGATCTTCGTCTATGGGGATGCGACCGGGCGGCGGCGTTCGGATCAGACCGGGGAGAGCAACTATTTCATGATCGCGGAGTACATGAGCGGCTATCCGTGCCCTATCCGGTACTTCGTGCCAGCGGCGAACCCCCCGGTGGGCGACCGGATCGCTGCTGTGAACCGACTGATGCGCCCTGCTGATGGGCACAAGCGTTTCGAGATGTCCTACCGCTGTGAGCAGACGGCGGCGGATTTCGAGGGCACCAAGTACAAGCAGAACGGAAACATTGACAAGGATGGTGGCCGTCGATCAGACGGGGCCGACGCTTTCGGATACTGGGCAGTTGCCGATTCACCTGTGATGCGGCCAGTCACAGGGGCGGGACGCAGTATCCGCTCGATACGATCCCCTGGTGGATTCCGACCGCAGAGTGGCAAACCTTTCCCTGCAACAGTGACATCAATCAGGAGCCCACGGAGACACTATGGATGATCTGACCCGCATCTCTAACGGCTACTTCACCCAGGCGAAGCACGCTCGGTGGCCTCGTGTGGCGCAGAACCGAACGAACTGGATGGCGTACCGTGGTGAGCAGGACTTCTCGCACAAGACCGACTTTCAGTCCCAGGAGACGACGCCGGACCTGCCGATTGCGGTCGAGCAGCTTGTTGGCACCTTCGAACGAGCGCTGACTGACTCGGACGAGTGGCTCGATGCGTCGAACCCTGGCATGGGAAAGAACCTGATTCCGCCAGAGACGCTGAAGGCGCTTCTCCTGTTCTACCTGGAGCGCCTGTACCAGAACGGAGACTATCCCGACACCCAACTCGGTATCTCCACGTTCGTCTCTGACTCGGTGAAGCGCGCCATCATGGAAGGCGAAGTGATCTGCAAGGTCGTCCCCATGTACAAGAAGGTGCGCCAGTACATCATGAAGACTGCCGATCCGACTCAGGACGGGACGTACCCGTTCTACGAGCTAGCGCAGAAGCGGACGATGGAGCCGGTGGACGTCGAGCAGATGCGGATCATGCTGGACCTAGTGCCGTACGTGGACTTCTTGCAGGACCCGACTCCGCTCAACAGGTACGTCATCCATCGCACCAGGAAGAACCTGGCGGAACTTGTCGGGAACCCAGAGTACGACCAGGAAGCAGTGAAGCGCCTGTTCTCGACGGCCAGCGCCCAAGAGACCGAACAGGACCGCGCCCTCGACCATAACGAGAACGTGATCGAGGTTGACCCGTACGACATCGAGTTGTACGAGTTCTGGGGAGACGTCATAGACGACAAGACTGGTGAGGTCCTCCACCGTAACGTGTTCTGGACCATCGCGAACATGCGAGAGGTCGTGCGCCAGCCGACTCCTAACCCTTTCTGGGACGGCACTCGTCCCTTCATCCATGCCCCCCTACTGCGGGTGCCTGGCTCCGTCACCCATAAAGCCCTGCTTGACCATGCAGTGCCGGTGTGGCGAGCGAACAACGAACTCGTATCCCTGACCCTGGACCAGTCGATGCGTGCTGCATGGGGAATCGGCCAAGTCCGAGCCGACATCATGGAAGCGCCCGAAGAGGTGGCAGACGGAGTTCCCCAGGGATACACAGCTGTTCTGAAGCCTAACACCCCAACCGGCCAACAGTTCTACGAGCGCGTCGATAACGGCCAGGCCCCGCAGTTACCCCTGGAGATGATGAACCGGATGTCTCAGGGCGTGAACACGGCGCTCGCCATTCCTGACACGAAACTCGGTCAGTTGGCCCCGCGAGAGGTCAAGGCTACAGAAGTCGTCCAGGCCATGCAGGCATCCGGTTCTCTGTACGAGTCGTTCTCGGCTCGGTACGAGACCACGATCCTTGAGCCGATCTTCGAGAAGTGCTGGAAGTCCATCATCCAGTACGGGACGGACTTCATGGAGGACGAGATGGCGGTGGTCCTCGGGCCGCGCCTGGCTCTCCAGTTGTCCGGTATGTCCGTGGACGAGCGGTGGATGATGCTCCATGGCGCTCGGTTCAAGGTGCGGGGGCTCCGTGGGGTGGCGCAGAAGGAGCGTCAGTTCAACAAGCTGATGTCCTTCGCCAACTTCCTCCAGACGAACCCGGCAATCCTTGAGCACTTCCAGTCGCTCTATGACATGTCGAAACTCTACGATGACATCCTGGCGGCGTCCGGCGTGGACCCGGCCAGGTACTTGCTGGATCCTGACGTCCAGGAAGCGGCAGATCAGGCGATGGCCGGTGAGGCCGCGCAGCAGTTGAACCCAGAGTTGATCGCGGCGGGATCGGGGGCGTCCCAGCCAGGATTGATGACCCCGGCGCAGGAGCAGGCCGGAATGGAGGCCAGCTTCGCGCAGGCACCAGGAAACCAAGCAGCGGGCGGAATGCCGCTGGCGTAAGGAGACAGAGAGATGTTCTATGGTGAGAACCCAGGATTCATGACCCCAGATCCGAGGTTACCGTATGGCCCCGGTAGAAGGTTCACGCCACCGGGATTCGTTCCCCCTGGTGGTGGAGTGCTAACCCAGCCGCCAGGCAGGCAACCAGTTCCCTATTCGCCGGGCGTGTTCGCAACGCCGCCACCCCGCCAGGACCCACCCTATCGGCCTAACCCTCTGGCAGCGGCACTCGCTAGCGGCGGACTGGCTATGCCGAACAGGACTTCGGCCCGCGCCGTGCGCAAGCAGGCGGTGGCGGGGCGGGGGGAAGCCAAGACAGCGCGGCGGGCGGCTCGGAAGAATCTGGCTCAGGCGAAGAAGGGTCCGGCCCCTCTCGGGACCACCAAGAAGGCGAACAAGGCGGCTGCGCGGGCGCAACTCAAGACCGCTCGTAAGGAGCATCGGACGGCGAAGAAAGAAGTCCGCCAGGCGAAGCAGACCGTCCGTAAGACGGCGAAGGCCCGGAAGAGACAGATAGGGTTCTAATGGAAGATCCCAGGTACTTTGGTGGGTCCACTCTCGGACGCGGCGGCTATCGCCAGTTCGGGGGAGCGGGCGTACAACTGCCTGGTGCCAATTCGTTCGGGGCTACCCCGGTCGGGAAGCCGGTCTACGAGGAAGAGAGCCCGTACACCCCGACCACTCCAGAGGCACTGAACCCGGCTGGCCCGGTCATAGCGCAGCCTCCGGTTGACCTGCCGCCACCTTATACGCCACCTGGGGCTGAGATCTCGGACGTGACGCGGGCGAGGGTGGTGCGGGCAGTCCGAAAGGAGCAGTTCCAGAACGCCAGGCAGGACGTTCGGGGCGCGAAGCAGGCGGTTCGTCAAGCGAGAAAGGCCGGGGGAGACCTGAAGGCGGCGAAGGCAGCGAAGAAACAAGCGAAGCAGCTGCGGAAGGCAGCGAAGAAGGCGCTCGGAGCAGCGCAAAAGGGAGTACGAAAGGCGAAGCAGGCCAAAAGGAGGGTGTAATGGCACTAGCTAAGGCCGGAACAGAGGATCGACAGTTCGCAGTAGGTCAGGGAGACATAAGTTCCCCGGCATCGTTCCCATTCTTGGTGGATATGCAAGAGTGGTGGAGCGAGTGGGGACCGAAAATCCTGAACGAGTACGGAAAGACCGGCTGGATTCTGTTGATTCTGGACTCATACGAGAAATTGGAGGGTTTGCTCATGACAATGGCAAGGTTGCTCAGAAAGAAGCCTGAGTGGAACACGGACGGGTGGTCCGCGCAGGAGTGGGAGAACATCGAGGATCGTGCGACAGAGGCGTACGCCTGGTTCTGTAGGAATATCCCCGACCAGCGGGACATCCCTGAGTTCGCCAAGTTCCTCTTGGTGGCCGAGGATGGCCTGTTCTGTGCATTCAAGAAGATGGCTGCGGAGGTTCGCGAGATTCAGGAGGAAGGACATCTCCTGGTGAACCTGACGAAGCCTGAAGATGGCACCATAGAGTCTGCCGACAAGGTGTACCTTGAGAACTAGCATGGGGCCAAAGCGAGAGGAACAGCTACAACGGCAAGTAGCTGAAGGGAACAAAGCGAGGGAAGTGAAGGCTGCTCTTGGCGACATGCTTATCAAGCGTCGAGAGCAGGTAGCACGGGAAGCTGTTGCCGCTTTCAGAACACCACCGTTCGATGGTAACATGGCTCTCCAGTACATCGCTGTCCTATCCGAACTCATGGCGCTCCAGGAGGAACTGGACCGGCAAGAGGAACTCGGAGAGCGGGCGCTGGAAACGCTGATGAAGAACGCGACCGTATCCGCAGAGGATACCGCCGAGGACGATTACGATGAGTAAGAAGGTAGATCAAGAAGAGTTGAACGAGGAACAGGATCAGGACGTTTCATTGTCTGGTGACGAGGAAGGCACAGTCGACTGGGATGCCGCCGAAGAGTTCATGAACGGCAAGGCAGATGGAGACGAGGCTGACGACACCGACGATGACGATGATGACCTAGACCTTGACGACGAAGAGGACGGTGAGGAAGACTCCCAAGATCCAGAACTCGTGCCTGTCCGATTGAAGGGCCATACGATTTACATGACAGAGGCGCAAGCCGCTGCATTTGAGGACTATCGCCGGGAGAATCGGGAGCGCGACGGAAGGCTCGGAGGCGAACTCAGCCAGTCCAGAGAGCGAATCGCACGTCTTGAGGCTTTGGCCGAGGAACGTGACAGACTCGCTCGGGAGCAGTTGGAGAACGACGGCCCCAAGATGCCTGCACCCGAAGAGGCGATTCGGGATTTCCCAAAGTGGCAAGAGAAGTTCCAGGCTTACCAACAGTATGAGCAGGCCAAACTTCTCTCCACACTGGAAAAGAAACACCTCGCTGAGAGGCAGGCAGAGCAGAGAGCCCTCGCGGAACAACAGCGCCATACGGCATGGGCTAACGCATTCTATGCGGATAACCCACACCTGAACAACAAGGTCCTCAAGCCGATTGTTGCCTCGGTCTTTGAAGAGAACGAGAAAGAGTTGGCTTCCTATGGGGACGACTACGCACGGGCGTTCGATCGGCTCGCAGAGTTGACCGATGCCCGAATGGCCGAGATCATGTCGGTCAGAAAGAAAAACCCAAACAGAGCCCCTACCTTGGAGTCAAGCCAAAGCCGGGCAGTCGCGAAGAAGCCGAAGAAGCCGTCGAAGCCCTTCACAATCTCCGACTGGTCCGACAAGAAGCGCTCCGAATCATCCACTAGGTAGAGGTAAGGAGACAATCTAATGAGTTACAGTTGGGAATTTGACGCCCCCACCGGCGTCTTCAAGAACCGAGAGCTGTCCGCTAAGTTGTTCGAGAACGCCCTGGAGAACTCCGTAGCCATGCGTTACGTTGACGTCCAGCCTGGGTTCGGTAAGAACAAGGGCGAGTCGCTCACCTACACCCAGTTCACGAACATTGCGGAGCCCACCACGGCAGAGCTGACCGAACTCAGCCCGATCCCCGAAGTGGCCTTCAGCATGGCGACCAGCTCCTTCACGATCAAAGAGTACGGTATTGCCGTGCCCTACACGCAGAAGTTGGAGAGCCTGGCAAAGTACAACATCAAGAACATCACCCAGCGGACCCTGGTAGAGCAGAAGCGGCTCGTCATGGACTCCCTGGCGCTGACGAACATGAAGCTGGCCCGTGTCAAGTACGTGCCGACTTCCAACAGCGCGGCCACCATCACGTACAACGCCACGGCGTCCGGTACGGCGCAGGCCGCTCTGACCTTCTGGCACGTTGAGGACATCAGCCGACTGATGTTCGACGGCCTGCGGGTGCCCTACTTCGAGGGCGAGAACTACGTCGGGATCTTCCGAGCAAAGACGCTGACCCAGGTTCGCCGGGACAGCCAGTTTGTTCAGTGGAACCAGTACGGGAACTCGATGAAGAAGGCCAAGGGCGAGGTTGGAATGGTTGAGCGGATCAAGTTCATCGAGACCAACCACGCGCACGCAAACGCTCTCCCCGATGTCGGGTCCAACTCGTTTGGTCCTGGTGTCGTGCTTGGGCAGGACGGCGTGGGCATGATCGAGGTTGAGACCCCCCACCTTCGCGCAGCTCTCCCCGGCAACTTTGGCCGGTTCAAGAGCATCGCTTGGTACGGTCTCTTCGGCCTCAACATAATCTACGCACTTTCGACCGCGACGACTCTCGCCACATCAGCCGGTGTGAGCCGAATCGTTCACGTCACCAGCGCGTAATAACGAAAGGACAAGAAGGAGAAATACAATGACCGATCTTCAGATCTTTCAAGGCTTCGAAGCTGCCCAGGACGTGTCTGCGGCAGCGGACGCGTCGGGGATATTCATCGCCCCTTGTCGTGTCCAGGTAGTCGAAGTGGGCATGTACGTGACCACGGACATCGTGGCTGGTGCGGCTGATGTCGAGGTTTTCGAGTTCGACATCACGTCAGCCTCTCTTGGCCCGACCGCTGGTGAGACCACCGCCCCTACGCGTGGTACTTACAGCGCCCGCATCATAACCCCCACCACGTCAGTCACGATTCAGGACGGCAAGATCGTTTCCTCGAAGTGCGACTTCACGATGGAGAAGGGTGAGACCCTGCACGCAGAGTGCAGCGGAACCGCCACGAGCGGAAACGCCACTTGCTACATCCTCTACCGGATCGCCGGTCAGAGCGCCAAGGAAGCTGGCGAGCAGCGGAGCAATTCCGCCGTCGAGTAACAGAAACCGGAGCGAGGGGCTGCGGCCCCTCTTCCGTAAGGAGCAATCATGAGTTTACAGTTCACGATGCACCATGACCTTCTGTGTGACGGCGACCTGTACGGAACGATCACCTGTAATACCGATTACGTAGTTACCGGAACACTAGCTGTCACTGGTGCAGCAACTTTCACAAGCACGATCTCGTGCGCCTCCATCTCGTTTACAGGAACGCAGACCTTCAACGGCGGGATGGTAGTCAACGAGCTAGGTGCAGCCGTCGACTTCAGGGTGGAGGGCGACACGCTCCCCAACCTGGTTCTGGTCGATGGTAGTGCCGATCTCGTCTACATAACGGATGCCGCCACTGGCGGTACTCCACCCACAGCCCCCACGGGCTCCTTCACCACGGGAACCCTTCTCGCGGTGCAGAACAACTCTGCGGTAACGGACAACGCAGTGGTCGCCCTGATCGCTGGTGCCACGTCCGGCCTTTCGCAGATCGACTTCGGTGACTCTGGCGATGCGAACATCGGGAGTATCTCCTACGCGCACGCCTCTGACACCTTCACAATTACGGCTGGCACTGATGCCGTAATGACCGTAGCTGCCAACGCAGTCGCCATCGACGGCGCTGTCACCATCAACGACTCGGGTGCGGCAGTTGACTTCAGGGTCGAGGGAGACAACCTCCCGAACCTGGTCCTCGTAGACGCAAGTGCGGATCTCGTCTACGTGACCGACGCTGCTACTGGCGGCACTGCCCCGACCGCGCCTACTGGCGGTTTCACCACGGGCACCCTCCTGGCCGTCCAGAACAACAGCGCGGCAACTGACAACGCGGTAGTGGCCCTGGTAGCAGGCGCTACGTCTGGCGTGTCTGGTGTCGATTTTGGCGACGCTGATGATGCCAACATCGGAAGCGTGGCCTATGACCATTCCACGAACATCATGACAGTGACCGCTGGCGCGAACGCCGTAATGACGCTCGCCTCTGCCGCCATCGTCATGAACGAGGACGGGGATGCCAACGACTTCCGGGTCGAGGGTGACACTCTCCCTAACCTACTCTTCGTGGATGGCAGTGCCGACGTGGTGTTCGTCACCGACGCGGCAACTGGTGGAACCCCTCCGACCGCCCCCACTGGCGGACTTACCACCGGAACCCTGCTGTGTGTGCAGAACAACAGCGCAGCGACCGACAACGCCGTCTTGGCCCTCGTGGCTGGGGCGACCTCCGGTCTGTCGCAGATCGACTTCGGGGATGCCGACGATGCCAACATTGGAAGCCTCTCCTACGATCATTCGTCCAATACCATGACCCTGACCGCTGGCACCACAGGTGTCCTTGCCGCTACCTCTTCTGGTGTGGCAGTAACAGGAACTCTGTCCAGCACGGGTATTGCCGACCTAGACCAGATTGTGTCTGGGACGGCCAACATGGCCCTTGGTAACGGTGACAACGATGACGTAACCAACCCTGGTGCGTCTGTCGCCTACATCACGGGTCCGACAGCGGCCTTCACGATCTCCGGTATCACCGGGGGTACGGACGGCCAGATTCTCATCATCATCAACAACGTCGCGCAGAACCTCACTCTCGAAAACGAGAACGGTGGTTCGACCGCAGCCAACCGAATCCTTACGGGTACGGGTGGTGACGTTGCCACGACGGCGCAGGGTGCTTGCATCCTCTGCTACAGTGGAACCAGCTCTCGTTGGCATCTCGTCAGCGGCGTGGCTGCGTAATTCGCAATGAGTGAATACACGGCATCGAAAGAGCGTCGTGCGGTAGCATTGCGTCGGGCCTTTGTCGATAAGATGAAGGCCCGGCCATGCGCCGACTGTGGGGTACAATACCCCTCGATATGTATGGATTTCGACCATAGAAATCCAAAAGAGAAGGTAGCTGGCGTATCATACCTAGCAGGTAAGCGCGCCAGTTACAAGAAGATAGCAGAAGAGATAGCCAAGTGTGATGTCGTATGTGCTAATTGCCATCGACTCAGACATGGTTAAGAAACCTGGAGGGCAGGTTATGGCAAAGAAAGTAGGAGTCCATACTTGGGTTCAGGCGGAAGAGATCTTCCCGAACCCGTACAACAGCCGGGAGCGAGCACCAAATCCCGACTACCACCCGCCGATCGAGTACATCAACGGGCGGT